CAGAATCTTTTTTGACCGCACCTTTAGCTGTACTTCCACCTGGAAATAATAATTCTTTATTTTGAAATAATTCTAATATAGTAGGCATAATTTATTAAGCTCTGTTTAATTTAAATTTATTCACTGCACTTCTCTCTCCTCTATCCATAACTACATTGGTAACTTTATCTTTATCTAAGTAAATATCTCTCTGTGATGATGTTGCTTGTATTAATTGGTCCATCTTATCTAACATAGTTGTTTCATATTCACTCAATGAAACATCTTCTACTGCTCCAGCTTCTCCACCTTCTCCTATACCAAGCATTCCTGCCAATGTTATAATTGGTCCTGATATAGCAGCTATTCCTGCTAACATCATTAAGCCAGGTAATCCCATAATTCCTAAAAATGCCATAGATGCTCCTAATCCCATCATTGCTGCTGATAATCCAAATAATACAAGGGATAATTGAGCTAATGGTGTTACCATACTTGCAAGTCTAGTTATAGAAGTTTCTGCCTGTGTCATCGCTCCAATGGCAGTTGCTAGTCCATCTCCCATTAGTTTAACACCAACTCCAGCCATCATAAATGCAATTCCTAATCCCATTAGAGCTGGAAGTGCTAATGTTCCGAATACAGATAAGTAAGCTAATGAACCAGCTAATGTAAATAAAGCTAATGATACTATTCCTATTATTGGTATTAATGATGCTATTCCCATTATTGATGCTCCAACGGCTAATAAGTTAGGTGTTAATGACATTATTCCAGTTCCTAACATTTCGAAACCTGTTCCAATTGCCTGAAGGCCTAAACCTAATACTAATACTGCGGCTGCAACAATTAACATTGCCGCGGCTCCTGCAAGGATTGCAACAGCTCCAACTCCACTCATCATAATTGCCCCTAATAGAGCAACTGCACCAACTAATGCTAACATTGATACTACGGCCATTCCAACCGCACTCCAACTAACTTTCATAAATTCTTGAACTGCTTTTCCAAATACAAATACTGCACCAGCTACGATTACCATTGCTGCAGCTCCTTTAAGAACTGCGGACATATTAATTTTACCTAGACCACCCATTATACTTTTTTTACCAGTAAGTTTATCTCCCATACCACCTCCACCTTTAGATGGTTTTACTTTATCACCAACACCTGCAAATAGTTTATCTTTAAAACTACCAGCTTTTTTAGCTAGAGATGAATCTTTTATCTTATCTCCTATTCCACTTGCAACACTTTTAACACCAGCTCCAGCTCCACCTAACTTACTACCTATCTTAGATGCAACCATCTTTGCAAAGTTCTTAACAACTTGTGCTGATGATTTAACGATACCACCCATACTTGTTCCCATTGCTCCTAATCCAGTGTTCATTTGACCAGCTGCGGTAACCATACCACCTATTCCTTTAAGACCAGTACCAAGGTATTTATTTAATCCTCCATTAAGGATTTCACCAGCTGCAGAGAATTTTTCATTAAGTACAGAACCTAGTTGATCAGCATTATTCATATTCTGGTTCATCTTCTGCAATTCTGCAACAGATACACCTAATAAATCAGCTGTTTGTTTCTTTTGGTAGTAATCCATTTTATTGAATGCATCAATACCACCTAATTGTTTAAGAGTTTCTTTTGTAGCTCCTTCTATATCACCACTATATGCAAGTTCTCTTGCTTTGTTAAGATTAATGTTTTTACCTAACATTGCCCCTAACTCTAATTCTTTAGTAATAGATGATTCGAAATCAAGTAATCCATCTGCTATACCACTAAGTGTGGCCATATTTGTACCAAGTTTAGCGGCATATCCTGCAGCTCTTAGAATATTTTCACCACCATCTTTACCGAATAATGCAAACTCTTCAGTTGAATTTGCTAAATCTCCCATCAATTGAGCTGGGATTATTCCATTTTGTTTTGCAAACTCTTTTGAGGTTGCAACCATATCACTTGCAACAGCAGTAGAACCACCATTTAATCGTGATAGTGCACCAACTAATTTAGTTGCTTCTGTTCCACTAATACCCATATTCATGGACATCAAACCTATATTTGCTTGTAATTCAAATGATGCTTTTGCCGTATCACCAAGTTCTGCACTTAAATCTTTAGCGTTTTGTACTGCATCTTCAAAAAAGAATGATAGTACACCTGCTTTTCTAGCAACACCATCTGTTTGGAACATAGTAGTTCCTAATTCTGAATTTGCCTGTCCTATCTTTTCTGCTACAAATCCAAATCCTGAGATAATTCCACCTACTGCACCTGTAAAGTTTCCATATAATTGAATTGCACTTTCTACTGCAGTTTGTATTGCTGTCTTGATACCATCTAATACAGCATGTTGTGCCTCTAATACTTTTTTAGAATTTTCAGACATTGAAGCAAATTTATCAGCTTCTGCATTTTGAGCTTTTAAATCATTTTGAATATCTTTACCAAGGAACTGCGTTCCTGCCATTAAATCGTTTCTTTTGTTTTGTAGTTGAGTTAGTTGTTCAGTATCAGTTTTATCTAATTTTGCAATATCTCTATTAACTTTTCCAATTTCAGAAGTTTTCTTTAACCATCCAGTAGAAGTTTCATCAAATTTACCAGCGGTTTTGGACATCGTCTCTCTTTGAGATTTACCCAAGTTATCATACATAGAACCTAATGATTTTATAGATTCTTCTTCTGAGCCTCTGAAATCTAGAGCATCTTGAATTCTTTCGTTGTTACTAGCTTTAATGATTTTTTTAAGTTTACCATGTTCAGCTGTTTTTTTCTTTAATACTTTAGTTTCTTTTTCAGTAAGCGCGGCTGATTGTTCCTGCATCTCATTAATTTGAGATGTAAGAGTCTTAATCTTTTGAAGATTTTTGTAATGCTCTTTTCTATCGTTACCAGCCATTTATTACCTTATTTCTTTTTTTTGATTGAATATTCAGGTGAATTCAATAAATCGTCTAACTCTTTTTTTTGTTTTTCAATTGCAGCCATTCTTTTAATTACTTCTTTAGGAAGTCCTTGTTTAGCTGCTTGTTTTAAAAATCTATTAGCAGTGTTTCTTTTTAAACCATCAAAAAAAGCTCCTATTAATCTAGATGGAGCTGATAGTTCATTTATTTTATTTTTAGCCATGATGTATTTGTCCTATATAATTGTTCTTATATAAATATAGAACAAAAAAAAAGTGAAGAATTTTACTTCTTCACTCTTACATTTGGTGCTCGACCTGGACTTTTCTTATTAGCCTTATCCATTTCTTGTTTTTCTTTCTTTTTAGCCTCTAATAGCTTTTTGAAGTAGAAATTTCTCCAATGGATTGGCATAAAGTAAACTTCAGACCAAGTAAATCCATTACCATAGTTAACCATTTCCCAAATTTGATTGTGAAGTTGGATACTATAATCACTCGGAAGGGTAAAAAAAGCTTACCCCAAAAGGGATATCAAGCTCCTCCTTCTCTCCTGTTACGTCTGATGTAAATTCAAATTTTAAATCTAAATCAGGGGTGAATGCTTGAATAAACTTTCTAAGAGCTCTGGAATCTCTAGCAAGTAAACTATTCTTTACATAATTATTAATAAAAGCTCTATCTTCGTTACCATCTACTTCTTGTATCATATATCGTAAACGAGTAGTTACATCTTGTGACACTACATCACCTTTGGTTAATCTATTAAGTGCAGCTATTTCTGCATTAATATCTTTTTCATCTTTATGTGTTAGTAATCTAAATACTATTTTTTTCTTACCAAGTGGTAACTCAAATTCATATCTATTATCACTAGATAACTTACTTACATCTACTTCTTTTATTTGAACTTTAGAAAGGTCTATATTAACCTTTTGTTGTTCTCCACTAGATGGGTCTGTTATTTCTACTTGATAATCCTTACCATATCCTAAAATACGAGTTGCTAAAAGGATTGCATTTTTATCACCAATGAATATATCATTAATATCTACACCTTCACCTACAACTACTGATTCGAATAACTTATCAAGTACTACTCCTTTTCTAATTAAGTTTTGTGAAGCAAGTATATCCTCCTCTTTGGCAGTCATATACTTTATTTCAACAGAACCTTTAGATAATGGATTTGATTCTGGGTATAGTTTACCCTCTGATGGAAGGTCTATTACCTCCGTTGGAAAATCGAATTTTGCCATAACTTCTTTATTATTGTTTTGTTCGTATATAAATATATAACTTTTAAAAAATGGCATAAAAAAAGGTTCTCACTAAGAGAACCTTCTTCATCAAAATATATTTTTAGAGTCTTATTAGAATTCTAAAATTGCATAATCGTAAGATAATGTTAATGTAATTTCTGCTGGGTCGTTAGAACTCCAATCTAAATCATTAAACACTGCGTTATTGATAAATGCACCTTTAAGAGTCCATTGTTCAATTTTATCACCAACTGGTCCTAATAGATAACATTGGATATCTTTCTTATAGAAATCCGCATATCCATCTCTACCTGTAATAGATTCGTGTGATGTTCTCACCCACTCCATTACTGCTTGAGCTCCACTTGGAACGATTGGGTCAAATAATGTAATCTCTACATCTTGCCATTCTCCCTTACCTTTTAATTTACGTTTAACGTTAATGTGGTCTAGGGTTATAGTTTCAAATTGAATTGAAGGTCTATTTGCTGTTTTTATTAGATATGAAGGGATACCATCGATTTCCATGATGAATCTGTTCTTCATCTTTGGTTCGAAATTCGTATAAAACATATCGTTAAATTCTAATACTTCTGCCATGTTGTTTTTCTCCTATTATACTAATAAATATATAGTTTTTTTATTTTTATTTAATTATGCCGTAAAAGATGCTCCAGTTGGTAATATATTGAAATCTAACACGATGAATTCAGCAGTTTTAGTTGGTTGTAAGAAAATCTGTCCAGCCAATATATTTCTGTCGATTACATCTGGTGTGTTGTTACTTTCGTCCATCACTACTCTGAATGCATATAATCCTTGTCTTTGTTGTATTCCTTCTAAATACGGATTCACAGTATTTAAGAACTTACCTCTCGTTTGAGATGTGTTTTGTTCAAATACTAAGTATCTAGATGTAGAAGCAATATACTTCTTAACTTTAATCATCAATCTTCTAACATTGATTCTATCAAGTGCAGATGCCTTATCTTGAAGAGTCTTTTGTCCAAATGCTACGATACCTTCTCCAGGGAACTGAGCGATTGGATTAATTTTTCCTTCATATAATTCATCTCTTTCAGCGTGTGTTAGTCTGTTTAGTACAGATATAGCACCTACTATACCACCTCTATTTAAACCAGCTGGTGCAAACCATTCAGCAGCAACTGCATCGTTAGAAGCATATATCCCAGGCATCAATACTGATGGTGGAACTGAAATTAACTTATTAGTTCTTGAATCGATTGTTTTAACCCATGGGTAGTATGTACCTACATAGTTAGAATCAATTGCGATACCTTGTTCGATTGCTTGTGATATAGAATCACTTGCACCAACTACATCACCAATGAAGAATGCATCTTCTCTAGCTTCACACATATCAACTACTTTGTCAAATACATATGAGTGGTGTCTTCTTACAATACCAGGTACAGATACTAAGTTAATATCAAAGTCATCTGGATTAGATACTGAGTTAATTCCTTTAACATATGCAACTGAACCACTTGATGTAGAAGTTGATAAGTTAAATCCTTGTGAATTACCACTTGATATGTTAGTTCCTAAATCGATAGATACTGTTGGATTACATCCATCAAATCCACCTTGGAAACCTACTGAAAATTGTCTTTTGTTTATATCAGATGAAAGTGAACCTGTAAGTTCATATCCATATGCCTTAGTTCCTCCAACTACATTTACTGTTCCATCAAATGCGAATACAGTATTTCCACCTTGTGTTGCGGATGCTGGTAAAGGAGCTAAATAATTGTTATTGTCTATCTTAACTTGAACTGTTTCTAAATCAATACCACTATATGATACAGATTTTGAAGAATTGTTAGCATCAGAACCAGTATTAAATAATACTGATGGTATAGATGATTCACCAAATCCATGAGAACCTTCATTACCAACTAAAACTGGATTGTAATATTTATCATGTCCAAATGGTCCAGCAACGATAGGATGAGCACCTTCAGCAACACATTCTACTCTTACGAATTTAGAACGGTTAGGGTAATCACCATTTTCTGTTTGCTTTCCAAGTGAATCAATAACTAAGTTTCTATCACCAATTACTTTTTTGATGTAATTAGGAGATGCTGGGTCTAAGTTTAAGTTATTATAAGTTTCTAGTACTGATTTTCTTTTATCAGTATCAGAACCTTTTCTAATCATTATTGAGAAAGTAGCGTAATCGGTTGCGTTTGATGAACCTGCTGCTTTTATATTGAATATAGATACTTTGTACTCACCATTATATACAGTACCATCACCGATAGTATGTAATTTGAAAAGATTGTGTCTTTCACCAGATACTAATTGTGATTGTATCCAAGGTGTAGAAGCGTGTTGAACATCTCCATATACTTGGTCTGATAATGAGATAAGAGATATTTGTTCTTGTCCATTTGTGATAGTATCAGCTGATGCTTTTTCAAAATAGTTATAAACATATCCATCTTTAGTTCCTCGTGGATTAACACCAAAAACATCACCTATATCATTTCCATCTGTTGGATTGATAGAAGCGGATATTCCAGATTCTCCTACAAGTGTTATCTCAAATTTAGATGCCGATACTGATGCACCTATTGCTGAACCTGCTAGTGTTCCACTACCATTATGTGTTTCAAAAATAGTTCCTACTATTTTTGTTCCAGAAACAGAACCACTACTTACTATTCCTATTGGTTTTGTTTGTGTATAACCACCTGTATGACCAACACGAACAATAGTTACTGTTCCTGCTTCTCTTAGGTAGTTTTGTACGGTATATCCTGTATAGTATGAGCCATCAGGTGTACCGAAGATTTCTTCGAATTCGGATTGTGTATTTACAACGGTTGGTACGAATGCTGGGCCCTTCTTAAAAGGTCCTATTACAGCTGCTCCGATTTCACCAATCCCTTGTGATAAGAAAGAAAGGTCATTTTCTCTCGTAAATACTCCAGGTGATACAATTTTTTCTGCCATTTTATTTTACTCCTTGTTATATGTGTTGAATAATAATACTCTTATATAAGTATAAATAACTTTTCCTAAAATATGATTTATATTTCAGGTTGTTCTAAAACTTCTTCTTTTTGTTCCAAAACTTCTTCTTTTTGCTCAGAGGGTGTGAAAATATTAGTTGATGGGTCGTAATTACCATCTCCATACTTCTCATTTAACCCTTTAAACATACTTTGTTCTTTTTCTACTAACGCAGAGTGTTGATTCATTAAATCTTTCTCTACTACTTCGATTTCTTCAATTCTTCGTTTCTTTTCGATTTGAAGTTGTCCTAATCTTGTAAAGACATTTGCAACATCTTGTCTTAATTCTGTTACAGAGTCTGTCTCTTCTTTTGTAAACTTAATTGCTTTCGCCATCTTTTTTGTTATTTTATTAAATTGTTACTTAATATATATAAATATATAGATTTTTCCCAAACGATAAAAATATTTACTAACTAACTGTAAAAGTAAGTGTATCACTATATGAAGTTAGTAATCCATTTGTATCATATTGTCTAATTCTTGCATATCGAGTACCAGTACCTATATCAAATGTTCCACCATCAGTAGTCATTACCATAGTTCGTTCTGACCATTGTGTTTGATTGATTTCAAGAGCACTAAATCCAATATTAGTTGCAACTTGTACATCATAGGAATCTGTTCCTGTAATATTTCTATTCCATGCTAATGTTTTTGTTCCATTTGTCCATGAAAGACCACTAGGTTTAGAACCTGCTGTTTCATCTGTATGAGAATTTCCACCCTTGTTGTGAGTTATGTACCCATTTACTAAATATGTATCATTTGTTTCAACATCAATTGAAACTATTTCAGATGTTTTGGTTATAATATCAATTGAAGTTATATCTACCTCAGTAATAACTCCATCAATTTCTCTAATTAGTTTATCAGATGTTGTTATATTAAACATTTCCAAAAATCTATATTCATTATCAGTTGCATCTTTAACCAACATTGGATGTTCTGCAGTTGCAGTTACTTCACCACCATTGATATCATAATGTCTATTAGAGAACGAATAAATTAAATTTGTAATAGTAACATCTTGTTCTGTTGTAGATAGAGTATCAACTGACCACTTTAAAAATTGTGATTCATCTTCACCTAATGTATTTATTGAAAATCCTCTTAGTACATCCCCTTCTTCTAAATCACCAACTTCTATAATAGTTCCATCAGATAAAGTTACTTCTGAATCTATTGTTAAACATAAAGATGTTGAGTTACCATCATAAGAATCTACTGAATGAACTGTTTTAGTTCTAGCACTATTGTAATTTGTTGCATGGTCATTATATCCATCAGCAAATGTTGCTGATAATGTATGTGATACTGCACCTAAGAGTGAAGCTTGGTCACCTGAACCTTGTGGGTTCATACCTCCTACTGTAATAACCGCTGTATGATCAGAATTTGATGCAATACTTAAATATCCAGCTGTGTTAGCTGAAGAATTGAATGTAGGTGAAACTGACCAAGTAAAGTTTTGATGTCTATCTCTTATTGATGTTCCTGAAGTAGGATTTGTAATTTCTGTTCCAGCTCCTGTTAATCCAAGTGTATAAGTTTCATTTGTAGCTTCTACAGCATATGTGAATCCACCAATACTACCTACTGAATCAATACCGAAATCAGAGAATTTAATTGAATCACCCGCACCAACACTTCCACCACAAATAGTATTAATTGATACATTACTATCTTGAGTGTTACCTGTTGCTCCTGCTAAATTATTTAAACTAAGTGTTTCTCCTGCTGAAATTGCCATATTTGGTGTTCCCTATATATTATAAATATCAAGTAGTTCGTTAATCCACTTATCTTTATTTGTAAAATTAGTTTTCATGAATTCTTTTAAAAATAAAAACCATTTGTTTTTTTCTTCATAAGAAGTGTTTATTAACTGAGTATAAATATCATCAAATTCTTTTTTAGATGAAGCTCTGTATGGATATTTTAAATCTGTACACCATGATTTATGTAAAATTGGTATTTTACCATAATCAACCGCTTCAAATATTCCATACCCAAATGGTTCGTTATTAAAACAAGAGTGAGACACTCCCCATTTCTTATTATAAAAGATATCTTTAAATCCATCCTTATAATGATATATTTTCATATTACTAGTATCCATTTTCATCCCATTTTTCCAACGTAATATAAATTCATTTGAATCTGTAAAT